CGGGCAACAATATACAAAAACACAAAAAATATTATATCATTGTTAGGATATACAGAAGTTAAAGAAATGAAAGGAAGAAAAATTAAGGAGGAATAAAAATGAATGAATCAGAAACCATTGATGCGATTGAAACTGGAGTCATTGAGACTCTTAAGAACTTAAGAACAGATTGTCCCTTTTGTAAGGAACAAACCGAGTTGTATTTGAGGAAACAAAATAATACATTTTTGGCACTCACTAACCCGTTTGACGACTTACAATTCATGCTCAATTTTAATTGGGATTGTCCTGTTTGCGAAAAAAATGTAAAACCTAAAGATGTTCTTCCTCTTTCTCCCGAAGAACAAGAGGTTGAAAAATATGAAAATATGGGACACAAGGTTGTATTCCACATGGAATACGACGCATACTTGAATTATACTCTTAAGGAGAAAATTGGCTCACAAGATTGTGAGGATAAAAATTGTGAATTTTGCAATAAAGAAATTGATTGGAAGAAAATTAAGGAGGAATACGAATGAGAAAAGTATTAATTATTGGAGCAGGAGGAATTGGAAGTTTTCTAATTCCTATATTGGATAAAGTGGGACTTTACCGCATTCATGTGGCTGACCCCGATAGTGTAGAAACAAAGAACCTACCATATCAAAACTTTAAGAAAGGTCATGTTGGACAGAATAAGGCTCAAGTAATGATGGATTCTTATGAATCTGTCGCTACTTATAGTAAATATCCCATTTTGACCGAAAAACAAATGCAGGGATATGACCTTGTAATTTGTTGTGTGGATAACATTTCAGTAAGGCGAACCTTATACAACACAAGTATTAAATGGCTTGACTTACGAGCGCAGGGCAGAAATGCCGCTCTTGTGTCACATAAGGCCGACCCCAAAATGTATGATATGCTTTTGGCTGGTGAAGAGGGTTCTTTCAGTTGTCAAGGGGATTCATGGGATGGAACAAATAATGGTGTTCATTATATGCAAGTCGCAATTGCAGGATTAGGCGCACAATGGGCGCAAAGATATTTTAATAAAGAAGAAGTAAAAGAATACATGGTATTAAACGCATAAGGAGAGAGAAACATGAAAAAACAAAGAAAACAATATAAGTGGACAGAAGCGCAACTTGAGTTTATTAGAAATAAACCCGATGATATTTCATGGGAAAAATATACTCAAATGATGAACGCAACTTTTAATGTGCAGAGGAAAACTAATTCGGTATATCAGAAATATTTCCTCTTTCAAAAACAGGAAAAGGAAAAAGAAACGAAGGAAGAAGAAATTGTTCCTGAAATTGTAGAAACACAGCCTGTAGAAGAGAAAAAGAAAAAGAGATTTTCTCGGACTCGTTGCCGTTGGACACCTCAAGAAGAATTGGAGATTTTAGTAGATTTTTACAGTCTTTCTGTTGATGAAGCAAGAGAACGCTGGCAACGACCATATCATGCAATTGCTAACCGATTGGAGTTAATTTGTGATGAAACAGAACCCCATCATAATGCGTTGCTTGTAGAGGCGACTAACATCATTCGTTTGCGAAAGAACATGATGCAAAAGCCGACCCGAAAAGACCGAAAGGCGGCGAAAAGAGCGGCTAAATTGGCTAAGAAACAGGCTCGCCTTGCTCGGAAAATGGACAAAATAGGTAGTGAAAATAATGGAAATAAGTTTTGATGATGACAGAAAAGAAGCAATTGCTCATGTTGAGCAGGTCTGGCAGAAGGTTCTTTTAGAACTTTCTTCAACTGCTGGATATGATTATGAAAATCTTGTTGATGCAGAACATAGCCTTGAATTACAAGATGCTATTTGGTATGCTTCAACTAGCATTTTGCCTCATTTAGAAGTCCAAGCAGTTATTGATGCAAAGAACAATATTTTTGTTTCAACTGGAACGGCAGGATATGTGGATTATTTGACTATTGACCCATCTAATCTTGTCGGAATGAAATTGCCTATTAAGTGTTGGATTCACACTCATCCTTTTGGGGCGGCATATTTCTCTGGAACTGATTGGAAAACCATTTCTATCTGGAAAAGTGTGATGCAAAGTGCCTATGTTTTAGGAAGCGAAATGTCTTCTGCTGGACACTATGGCTTTTGGAATCAAAACGCTCCCGATATTTTAGAAGTGTATTATAATGGGGAACATACCCAAACTCAAGAATTAAAGGAGGAAGAAGAATGACGAAGTTTAGAACAATTAAAAGTGGATTAAGCACCGCAAAGAAATATGGAGACAGACCAATGCGCCGACATGATGAAGAACCATTGGAACCCCATCATATTCGTCATCCCAATGACAAAAATGAGCGAAGAACCGATAAAGGCGTTCAATGGGTTAAAAAAGGTGCAAAAAAGACTGAGAGAGAAAAACGCCTTGAACAGTTTTACAAAACTCATGTTTATACTTGGGTTACACCACAAAGAAAGGCTTGGGTGGCTATCCCTGTAAAGGAGGAAGAAGAATGACATGGAAGGCAGTAGGAAATTGGATTGTTGTTGAAAAGATTCAATCAAAAGGTAAAACTGGAATTATACAAGTCAAAGATAACATTGGTGAAGTAGTATCTAGTAACTATGCAGAATTAAAAGGAAAGACGATTATTTACAATAATTATAATCGTATCAATAGCCACAATGGATTTGCATTTGTTAAATATGACGATATTATGGGGGTGCAAGAGTAATGTGCGGTGCAATTTCAACACCATGCGAAACAGAAAATTGTGAAAATTTCACAAAAACTGTTTATTGTTTTCAATGCGAAACAAACATGATGCATCTTACGGGGGTCTAATTATGTGCGATATGTGCGGAAAAAAAGCAATTCGCTACAAATCATTTGGCTCAACAGGTATGCGATATTTTTGTAGTGAAAAATGTTGGGCTGAGTATAATCTTATGCCTATTAAAGAAGAAGGATATTACGGACTGGAGAAATTAGAATGATTATTCATGGAGAAGAAGTAAAAGAAAAACTACTACAAGGGATTAATCTTGTAGCGGCCACAGTAAGCCCGACTTTAGGCCCACAAGCAAAAACAGTTATTTTGCAGGGAGAACCCCCAATTATTATTAATGACGGAGTTACTATTGCTAAATATGTTTCACATGCTGACCCGTATGTTCAAATGGGAATCCAAATGGTTCAGAATCTTTCTTCAAAGGCTCAAGAATTAAATGGAGATGGGACTACAACTTCTTGTATTATTGCTGAGGCTCTTTGCGAATCTATTAATTCTCAGAACTTTTACAACCTGCATACTTTGCGGCAAGAATTAGAAGAAGCACAACACATCGTTGTTAATGCGCTGGAATCTAATGCTTTGGAAGTTACAGATGAAGATATTGTTTCTGTCGCTACTATTGCATCTAATAATGACGAATATCTTGGTAACTTGATTCATCAAGCAATTGCAAAGGTTGGGCGTGATGGAATCATTACTGTTGAAGAATCGCCAAACTACAAAACTAATTTGTTGGTAAGAGAAGGTCTTGAAATTGATGAAGGTTTCCTAAGTCATTTAATGGCGAATGGGGAAGATGGGAAGGCCACTTATGACAATCCTTTGATTTTTTCATCTAATTTGAATATCCGGAATTTTGATATGATTTTGCCGATGTTGGAATATGCTTCGTCAAATAACCGACCTTTAATTATTTTCTGTAAAGGCATGGAAGGTTCAGCCATGAACAATTTAGTTATGAACCTTTTGCAGAAGACGGTTCAAGTCTGTGCGATTGGCGCACCTAATTTTGGTGACGCTCAAATTGACGAATTAGGAGATATTGTTGCTACTGTTGGAGGTCGCCTATTTACAGATGAAAGCCACGATGAACCCGAAAGAATTATGCCGCATGAGTTTGGGACTTGTGATAGAATTATTGTCACGAAAGAAAAAACAATTATTGTAGGCGGGAACGGAGATGTATCTTCTAGGATTAATACTCTTAAGCAAACTTTTGCTGATACTGAGGATAATTATGTAAAGGCTCGTCTGAAGAAAAGAATTTCAATTTTGAACGGCGGAGTCGCCACAATTCAGATTGGGGCTTCTTCTCAAATTCAAATGCGAGAAACTAAAGAAAGACTAGATGATGCCCTTAACGCTACAAAAGCGGCTCTTTCGGAAGGAATTATTGTTGGTGGAGGATTAGGCCTATTGCAAGCAAGAGAATCCCTTGAATTGCTGAAGACAGGCCATAAGATTGTATATGACGCATTAGAAGCCCCTATGGGGGCTTTATTAGCAAATAGCGGAATTGAGCAAACTACTGCATTTGATAAGTTTCGGCCTGACGAAAACTTTGGATTTAACGCTTTGACGGGACAGTATGGAAATCTTTTTGAAGAAGGAGTCATTGACCCAGTTAAGGTAGTCAAGGGAAGTTTCAATTGTGCAATTTCAATTGCTCAATTGTTCTTGACAACTGAAGTAGCAGTATTGTTGGAGGAATAAATATGGAAAATAGTAAGAGCAGAACAAGAAAACGCGTGGGCTTTTGGAATAATTGGAAAAATGATTTTCCCCAATATCCTATGCCTGAAGAAAATGCCGCTAATTATGATATTGAAAGAATGGCGGATTATCTAAAAAGTGCGCCAGCCTTCTCACATTTTAGAGGTTCTTCTACTTGTAGGATTTGTCAGAAACCCAATGGCTCTACCACAAAAATAGACGGAGTTTATACCTTCCCAAGTGGTTTAGAACACTATGTTCGTGAACACCACATCAAATTGGATGAAGACTTTGTTGAGCATGTAGAAAAAAATCAATATAGTTTTAAAAATACTTTTGATTCTTTATCAGACGAAAAGCAAAGGGCATTAGCAGTATTTTGGAGAAGAGAAATGCCGCAAGCCGCTCTTAATTCGTTAGCCGCTTATTATGCGGAAGAATTTCCCGAATGGACAGAGGATTGATAAAATGGAATGTAAGAAATGCCGTAGAAGCATGTTGTCCCAACATTTGAGTATTTTGTATATTTGCTATGATTGCTTGAAAAAATTGAGGGAAGAAGAATGACAGAAAGAGCAGTAACGGTGACTTTACCTGCCCCACATAAGGCAGAAATTAAATGTCCTATTTGTTCTGGAAACCGATGTAAAGTTTGTGAAAATAGTGGGTCGCTAAAAATTGCAGTTGCTCCCAAAATCCCTATTCAAAGAGCGCACATTGTTAAATATGTGGTTGATAATATTCACGAAATTGCCGGAGAAATTACTAGAATGTATGGCCTAGTCCCCAAAGTTAATACCGAAGAAGTTACTAGCATAAATGGTGGACAATATGAAATAGTTAAGGTTTCTAGTCTTGGCGGGGTCTGTTGGGTTGTTAATCGTATAGATGAGTTAGACACCCCTAGATATTTTACTTCATTACAAGAATTGGATAAGTTTAAGCAGGGGTGGATGAATTGAGCGAATTAGAAACAGTCGGAATTATAGCGAGAACCGCTACTGACACTATTCTCATTAAGAGAGGAAAATATTGGAATGTTGAAGTCTTGGACATTCGGTGGTATAATAACGATAAACCATCAAGAAAAGGTATTCGTATGAATATGGAAGAAGCAAAAGAATTACTAGAAATATTAAGGAGAGAAATAGAATGACTAGAATTAGTGAATTACAGGCAAAAAAGGCTTTGAGAAAAGCAAACCCTAAACGACAATATGGTTATGGGGCAGTTTCAAAGTTTAAAGTAAGTGCAGGAAAAATGGTAGATTTCATGGCGTTGTATATTGAACAAAGAATGCCCCTTCCCCCGAATAGTGGAAAAGGATGCAGGGTTCAGCCACATCACATTGAAAATTATTTCAATGAGATTGAAAATGCCCTACTAAAACTATTTCTTTCCTCAAGTGGGGAGGAAGAAGAATGATGATGAAATTGGGGGATGCGATGCTTGAGTTAGCAACCATCGCCGCCGATTCTAAGGCATTTGATAAATGGGTTCTTGAAAAGAGGGCGTGTTTAGATAAATCTTTGATTCCTAGATTTACAAAAGAATTGACTGGAATTAAAAAAATTCGCAAAAATAAAAAGTTTGCAGACCAATATAGGTTGCATTTAAGTCTCGTATTTATTTTCTTTTGGGAAGCAAGGGACGATTGGAGAGTTGAAAACTTTTGTTTTCAAGTCGCTCATGCAACAATTATGTTTATGCAACAAACTTCATTTCGTATGCCCGAAGAATTGAAGACAAAACTAAATGACTTCAACTTCCTTGAAGTTTATTTAAATTGGGCAAACTCAGTATTAGAAGGAAATGATGAAAATGACATGGAAATTGATGACAAACTTATTGGAAGCGACGGATGGACGAACACCGACGATTCAGACAAAAATGATTTTAAGGGAAATGGAGAATTTTGATTCTCCCTATTTCTTTAAAATTCTAGCATTAGAATTGGACGCAAATAATATTGCAGAAAAGAAAGCAGAAAAGTGGATGGCTAATATTTTGGGTGTCCATGACGAAGAAATGGAAACTTCGGCCTACATTTCAGACGATTTGGGAGAAGCAGTATTTAATATGCACATGGGGAAAGAAACTCTTCAAGAACATTCTCTTGAAGAAGTTTCTAATCTATTGCAAATAAATTGTGCAAAAATGGATTCGCCTGAATTTAGAGCGATACGACTAGCCATAGGAAATATGTCTGCGCTTGAAAGAAAGTGGTTTATCAGATATTGGCTTAGGACTCCAAGAAACGGCATTTCAAAAGGAAATGTTATTAAGATGGTTTCTAAGACATACAAGAAAAACCTTGCCGTGGTTAAGAAGCACACCAATTTTAATTCTATACAATCAACAGTAAGCCACTACGATGCAAATAGTGAACCTCCTTGCAATTTAACATTTGGTAAGTTTATTGCTCCAATGTTAGCAAAAGAAGTGCCTATTTCTAGTTGGCCTAAAAAGTATATTGTTGATTATAAATACGATGGAAACCGCTACCAAATCCATAAGAAAGAAGAAGCAGTTATGATTTTTAATAGAAAGGGGAAAGAAGTCACCGAAAAGTTTCCAGATGTAGTAGAATTAATTTCCAGATATAATGTAACTACGGCTATTTTTGATGGTGAAATCTATCCCGTAAATCCAGATGGCTCTCCGGCAGAACATAAAAAAATGGGGACGAGGGTTCATTCTAAGAATGTCATAGAAGCCGTTGAGCGTGTTCCTGTTGCGTGGGTCATGTTTGACTGTCTTCTATGGGAGAATGTAACTCTCATGGATTTGAGGTTCTCACAACGCTTAGAATATTTCAAGCATATGCCTAACCAAGCACATCGCTTAGAAGGTGGCGACATCATGGCTTTTTATGATAAGGCCATTAAAGAGGGCTTTGAGGGTATTATTATCAAAAACACTACTCTTCCTTATCACGCCGGAAAAAGAAGTATAGGTTGGGTAAAGTATAAGCCGCCACTAATTGAATTAGATGTGGTAATTTTATCCGCAACCTATGGGACAGGAAAGAGAGCCAATGTTTTTGGCCGATTTGAAATTGGAGTTAAATCGGATAATGGCTATGTATCTGTAGGATATGTAGGTAATGGATTAGCCGACTATCAGTTTGATTTGTTAACCAAAACATTGAAAACAAAGGTAAAGCACTACAAGGATAGAATTTATACTTTTATTCCTGAGATTGTTTTAGAAGTCCGAGCAGACTTAATTAGCCAAGATGCACAGGGAAACATTGGTCTACGGTTTCCCAGAATTAAACGAATTAGAGATGATAAATTCGTTGAAGATATAGACACAATAAAAACAGTAATGGAGAAATTAGCATGACATGGAAACCACATTATATTGCAGACTCAGCAGGGAAAGTTAGAAGAATATCTGAATTGAGTCTTAAACAAACAGGAACGGCTATCGGACATATTTACAAAGAATTTCATTGTCGGCATCGGCAACTTATTTTTCTACATGACCGATTGTGGACTCTTAGGAAAGAGGAAGACCCCCATGTTCTTAAAACAAACACGGAATTGAAAATTGCTGAACAGTTTAAACTTAAAGAAAATCAAGAGATTATCAGAAATATGTCAGACGAAAACATTCGGCTCAAGACAATTATTTCTTTTTGTTTGCAAAATTTAGATAACATTCCTGTCGTGGAAGCCATGTTGAAAAATGCGTTTGGAGAGGTTAAAAATGATTAAAAAAGGAGAATTAACAGTTATTGACTTTGTGACATATACTTGCTTAAAGGTTGAAGATGGTAAAGCATATCTTAAAGATATTACTTCTACACAAGGAAGGCCAAAAATCATGGATGCGAGATATGTTCCTTATTTTACCGTAGATGGTCTAGTTACACCAGAAAAGCCCGAACCTAAGCAAGTGAAAATTTCTACCAAACTTAACTTGAGAAAACTTATTAAGGGAGAGATTGACCTACCTGTTACGAATGACGCTATTCGCTTCTTATCTGAATGGGCGGAAACAGCCATTTGTCAAATGATTTCATGGGCGGAAGAAAATGCTACAAGGCTAGGCCACGACAAAATTACTGCGGCTCATATTTATTGGTGGAGTTTGCATCCAAATCAAACAACTGAAGGTTTTTGGTCTGAACAAAAAAATTATTCAAGCAGGGTTCGTTATGAAAGAAATGACTGACTTCTTAGAAAAACATGGTGATTCTACCATTCTTTCTTGTAAGACCTTTTCTAACATAGGGGATGCCGACCTACTGATTCTTAAAACTGGAATTTCCCTACAACTTACTGCGCTTACGAGTAAAAAAGAATTTCTATTTATTGTTGAAGAAGTGGACGAAGAAATGGCTGAATTAATGCAAGATTATAAGGGCTTTATTATTAATGTGGTTATTCCTTGCATATTAGACGATGAAGATGCTTTGGCTATGCTAAGGGAGTTTTCTTACGGTTTAAACTTTTTAAAATTAAAACATGATGTTATAGGGTATAAGGTTGTGGAAAATAATGTATAGTGAAGACATGTTGGTAGGGATTTTAATTTCTCTTGGTAGGACAGATGTTTTAATTGAAAGGAAGGAAAGTGCTTCTCTTGGGTATAGAGTTAGATTGAGATTATCTATACGAGGAGAAATGGATTTTTTAGAAGCAATTCATAGAACTTTATTTCAGCATGAGATTAAGTCTTCAATTTCTGATAAGGAGTCGGGAGGTAGGCCTAAGCCTATTCTTCGCATTGGTGGTAATCTTAACTTATACAAAACTATGGCTTTGATTCCACCATTCCTTCCGGACTGTAAAAATAACTTGAGTCTCTTCAGACAAATTGTAGAATTAGTAGCAAATAAAGAACATCTTCAACTTGAAGGCTTCAATAAAATATTAGAATTAAAGGGGCTAATTTAATGGGATTTACAAATCTAAATAAAACAAGACCAATATTGATAACAGGAAAATCGGGAACAGGAAAAAGCACAAAGGCACTTACATTTGTAAATGACCCTGTTATCACATATGCTAACGAAATGGACATTGATGATTGGCGTTCTGTTCCTATTGATAGTGGGATTATTATTGAGGATGTTCACTTCAAACCTAAAAAAGAAACTATTCTAACTATTCTTAGAAGGTATAGGGGTCAAGTGGTCTTGACTTCTATTAATGAAAAGAGCGTCCCCAAAGAAATTAAATCAATGTGTCAAATAAAGAGAGCAGGGTCTAAACAATGGACTCAGTTACAGATAAAAGAAATTGCTCCCCGTTCAGATAGCCCGCTAAATACTGAAATAGATACATATTCTTTAGTGATGCAGTTTCTCAAAGAAACTGATAGAGAACTAATGGTAGAATTATTGAAGGTAAATAAACCAGCAGATGTCCAAATTTTAACTTGGTTGAATGAAAACATGCACCCCAACAAATTAATTTTTGTTGATGGCGTGGTAAAGAGAAGATGGGGACAAGATTATTTTTATGAGATGCTAGCATATTCTCATTCCGGTAATTCTTATGGAAGATTGAATATGCCCAAACGGGGAACCTATTCTAAAATTCCTTCTCTATTGAGAAGGCTAGGTATCAAGAATGCTGATTTGCGTATTTTTAAACAAATGAAAAAAGACGAAGCGTTTGTCAAATATGCTAAAACAAAATTAAATAACAGCGATTGCAGGATTCTTGGTTTAGGCGAAAAGAAACGCCGTAAGAAAACAGACCCAATCGTTGTGAAACAAAATTCGCTGGAGGAATACATTTGAGAAATGTTAGAATTATTGAAAAAATAGAAGAAATTTTAAACGGGGAAACTATGACGACGGCTCGTATTTATGATAAACTTCAAGATGCAAAAGCCAAGGTTAAGGGAACAAGAGAGAAAAGATGGAAACATACGCCGTCAAAAGGGCAGGTCAAAAATATATTGTCTTCCTATTCTCAGTTTAAAAGAGTAAATGATGGCTCTCCTGCTATTTGGACTTATGAAAATGAAGAGGAATAACTATGGGAATAAGATTAAAAAACAAACTAAAAACTGTTTTGAACGGTAAAGAATTAACTGTTCAAGATATAATGATAGAATTGAAAAAGGAAGACAGAAGAAAATATTCCTTTACAAGTAATTCTATTGCTCAGACTCTTACCAAAAAGAAAGAGTTTGTAAAATGCGGCTTTGATTCTAAGAGACAAGTTGCAATATGGACTATAAGTGGTGAATAAAAATGCTATGGACAGAAAAATACAGACCTAAACAATTGAGCCAAATTGTCGGACAAGAACACTTTACAATGGATGCAGTTAATTGGGTAGAAGAAAATAATATGCCTAATATTTTATTGTATGGTAATGCTGGCTTAGGTAAAACTGCGGCGGCAATCGCTTTAGCAAAATCAATGTTAGGAGAATCTTTTGAAGATAACTTCTATGAATTGAATGCTTCTGATGATAGACGATTAGAAACGGTGAGGACTACAATTAAAGAAATTGCTCAAGCAAAAACTTTGGGAGGAATGCCGTTTAGGATTCTTCTTCTTGATGAAATGGGCGGCATGACAAAGGATGCTCAAAATTCTTTGAAGCGCATTATGGAAAGATATGCAGGTAATATTAGATTTATTATTACTTGCAACGATAGGAATAAAATTATTTTTCCTCTCCAAAGCCGGTGTGCTAATTATCGTTTCAAGCCTTTGGCTAATGAAGTCATTTTAGAAGTATTGCAATCAATCATTCAAAAAGAAGGTTTGAGAACATTTGACGATGATGAATTGTCGTCTTTTATATATGACTTAAACGGTGACTTGCGTAGGGCGATTACTGAATTACAGGCGGCGAAAGCCTCTAACTTCACATTGTCTAAGCAAATAGAAGAATCAAATAAAGAATACATAGAAATACTAAACCACCTACAAGAACGCAATTCCAACAAAGCCTTAACTATCCTCCATCAAATGATTTATGATGGCCGTTCAGTTAAGGAGATATGTAACGGATTGCACAATTCTTTGCTTAATATGCAAGGATTAGAAGTGGGAATCAAATTTAAATATCTTAGAGTTATAGGAGAAACAGAATGGCGTTCCCCAACAATGACACCAAGAATTATTTTATCTTGGATGGTCGGTCAATTAATTTGACGGGAAAAACAAAAAACAAAAAACAAAAAAAAGGAAGTGTAATACATGGACGAAAAAATTAAGAACGAAATTGAAAAGAGTTTGCAATACTTGGGAATTGCTTTTGATGATGCTTATCAAAAGTTTTTGAGTATTTGTGAAGAAAACAATGTGGAAGAAACTGACCCATCAGCAATCGGTTGTTGGAGAAGTTATGTTTCACAAGGAATTAGAGCCAATAAGCGAGGTGGCGAAAGCAAGAGCAATAATCTGACAAAACAATGTTTTGGTGCTTTTATTGCTCTTGAAGCCCCAAGAGATACGATGGCTTGGAACAGAACGAAAGCAAAAGAGGAATATATTCGTGATGCGGATAAAGCCCTTGAAGAAGGAATTGTAGCCTTGGCGACTCAAAACGCTTTGGGTAAGTGGACAGTTTCTCGCTATTTCAAGGGAGATTATCAAGAAAAGGTTGTTTCCGAATTGCCCGAAGGTGCTGAAGAAGTGGAAGATGCGATGATTATTCCTCTTGACACGACTGAACGCTATATGAATGGTGGTGAAAATCGTAACTTTGGAAAGCCTTTGCCCGCTCAACAAATGCGCCGTAGTGGTATTTTCTATGGTTCAGTTGAAGGCGAAGACTTTTATGTTTATCAGTTTTCTTATAAAAATCAAGGAGGCGTAGATTTTCAACCAAATACTTTTGATTGGGTGCATTTTACTGCTATTCCTAGTGAAGACGGCAATAACATTTACGGTATGACAGATGTTACCTTGAAGACATTAATTGCAAATGACGATTTAGACCCTGAAAATTCGGCCTATCGTAACATGGGCCATTTTAATTTTCAAGACCTCTTGGTTGAGTCATTCAACGAAAATGTTTGTGCCTTGGTTGATATTGACCGAAAGCATATCCAAATGCAAACTTTGCCTTCAAGCCAAAGATTTGTTGTAACTGATGGAACGGTCTGCAATATGAATATGACTCCGACTTCAAACGGAAACCGTATTCTTAATATTACTGACCTCAATGCGGAGTTTGATTATGAAAACGAAGCAGGTATGGTTACATGTTGGATTCCCGAACATTTGAATATTGACTTTGGAATTGGTTCAAACATTATTGTGATTGGTCGCACATCTCAAAGAATTGTTGATGGTGAAGCAGACCCCGTTACAATCAATGTTTCTTCAATTCTAGTTACAGAGAAGAAGGGTTCTCCTATTGAGTCGGCTCAACCTGTGGAGGAAAACTACGATTGGTTCTGATTTGATTACCTTTCGGGGTTAGTGTAGGCGTTGGCGAAATGACGCTCGGTAAAGGTGCGAAGCCTATACAGGTGATATTATGATAATTAAAGATAAATTTATTGAAACAAGAAGAGCATTTGCTCCTTTGAACGGTATATCTCATATCTCTTGGTCGCATCATCAAGACGGAGAATATGATGTTAAATTACATTTAGGAAATGACCGAATCATTCAAAGGATGAACAAAGAAGAATTAGACGAATTAATTCTAGAATTTAAGTCTGTGGATAGAAGTAACATTAATCCCGATAGGCCAATTCTACAAGATTCTATCGGAAAACTATACATGGAGAATGGTTTTTTAGAACATTCTCGTAAATGGTCTGTGGACTTAACAGAAGTAGAATTTATTTCGTATAAACAGAATGAAGAAAATTTTACATATTTTGTTAAACTTCACATTATGACTAAGGAAGTGCGTATTTATTTAGATACGATAGAAGAAGTTGAGCAATTAATTCAAATTTGGAAACAATATAGGTGATAAAAATGGGACTAGCAGATAAAAAAGGAAATGCAAATACAATGGACTTTGGGGCAAAACAAGAAGAATTTAATAATCGCTTTCGGGCGTTGATGGAAGAGAAAAGAAAGAACCGTAAATCTCGTCTTGTTCTTGGTCTTTGGGGAGAACCGAAAACTGGAAAGACGGGGATTGCTCTTGATTTTCCCGACAGAAAGATTTATGTTCTTGATTGGGATAGCGGCGTGGAATCTACATGGATTGAATGTCATGATGCAACAGAGCGAATTGAAGTTTTTGACCCCATCGTTCAAGATAAAGATAACAAAATTGATATTACTGTTTCGGAAAACAATTCACATGATTTTATCCGGTATGTTCGTGGTAAAATTGAAGAGGGAGAAAATCCTATCTTTGTCATGGATGGAGTAGATACATGGTTTGATAAGTGCATTTATAAGGTTAATCCTAATCCAACGACAGTAACGAAAATGATGCCCTTTCAGTATGGTGCTAGGAATAAAACCTTTTATCATTTGCTTGAGGCAATTTTTCAATTGAAGTGCGATGTTATCTATATTACTCACGAAACTGAAAAATATGTAGATAATACTCCTGCTGGTATTCAGCCAGCATGGAAAGATTGGGGCGGTAAATTGGAACAAGAGATTTATTGTTCTAAAAAGAAAATCAAGGGCGAGATTCATTTTATTGCTGAATTGATTGGTTCAAGGACTCACGGAAATAAAGTCGGAACTCGCTGGACTGTTCGTGAAGGAACGCCACCTAATATCGTTTGGAACGGTATTCCCGATTTGCAGGAGGGTAAGATTTGACTGTTAAATATAAATTAGTGGAAATTAAACCTACCGATAAGGTTTCTTTTCTAAAAGGAAATAGAGAAGTAAATGAAAAAATGGTAGGAAAAATTATGAAGAGCATGGCCGAATACGGCATTCTAACTTGTATTACCGCAACAAAATATAATGGGAGATATTTCATTATTGACGGCCAGCACCGCTTTAGTGCGGCTAAAAAATTAGGGGCGAGTATTCCTGCTATTATTATCCCAAGACAAGCAATCAATGTTATTGTTGATTTAAATACAATCCAAAAGAATTGGGGATTGGATGATTATGCTGACTTTTTTGCTTCAAATGACGATAAAGACTTAGCCCTACCCTACGCCACGCTTAAGCAAATTAGAGAACAAACTGGATTAAACTATACTGCGTTAGTCAAAATATACAGCACAGTAAGCATGGCTAAGTTTAAGCGAGGAGAATTAGTTCTTGATAGTTTTGATTTTGCAGAAAGATTTATGGGTTATCTTATGGATATTTCGGATTATGTTCCGTTCTTTAATAATGCTAGATTCATTCTTGGATATATTCATATTGCGAAGCATGAGCAATATAGCCACGAAAGAATGATGGCGAAGTTGAAGTTGAACGATAAGAAGAAAAAATATCTTTTGGACGGAGAATCAAAACCGACTTCTTATGGTCGCCTAATGCAAGACATCTATAATATGCATCAAAAGAACGATTTGGTTATGTTTAGGAAGTGGTGAAATGAAATTTACAACAGAACACCCAAATTTAATTTTTGACGCTATTAAAAAAATGGAAGTCAAAGGAAAATATTTGAAAGAAGGAGGACTCCTATCTGGAAAACTAAAGGACTATTTCTATTGTAGTCTTAAAGGAAACTTGCTTTCTTTTTGGAATGGAAATACCACATTCGTAGTTAATTATGATGTGCAAGTTACAGGAGAAGAAGACGGTGAATTTTTTGGTAGTGTATCTAAAATACTAGATTATATGAAAAAGTTTGAAGGTGAAACACATTTTCATGTAGGAGACTTTATTTCTATCAAGGATTCTAGAAAAGTTGCGTCTTTACCAAAAGTTGTTAATCATCCGGATTGGGCTTCTATTGAAAGAACAAAAGGAATGCTTGCTCATATTTCATATGAAGCAGAATTACAAAACAAGTTTTCTTTTGGGAGCAAAGAATTTGAAGGAGTATTTCAGACCTTTGGAAAAGACTTCAATGAAAGCATTTCATTTCTTGAATTATGTAGGAGCGGAGTCTATCGTTTAGATTTTGATGGAGAAGGTTGCACCTTTGGTTCTTCTTCTGGAATCCAAAATTCAACTTGTAATCTTGAAATAATTCAGGCAATTGGCGAAGCCGCCACGCTAGAATACACTAGCCCTTTACATTCCTTCTTTGATAAGAACGAATTAATTAACTTTTATGTGCGGGATGATTTCCCAATCTTAATTGTTTCCCACAATAAAAAAGTATTGAAAGCCCCATATACGGCAGGTAATTAAAATGATAATTAGTAGATGTTTAGACAACCAAACCATTTATACTTCTTGGAGAGAAAACGGAGAAAAGAAAATCGCAGTTGAATTATTTCAACCGTATTTTTATATTCCGGAAAATGCACCAGAACCTTCTTCCTATAAAATTGGAAGAGCGGCCACCCGCCCCTTTTCTTATGAAAGGGGAGACTGGGTAAATCTCAATAAAGAAAAACTTAAGCGAGTTTATGTTGAACAATCAACAGATATTTATGCCGCTAAGAAAATGTGGCCTAAAACATACGAAGCAGATGTTCCTTATCATTTCCGATATGCAGTTGATAAAATCAATGAAATGCCCGAATACGATATGAGAAAGTGGTATTGGGATATGGAATGGCAACAAGGTGGAGAACACCACGATAAAATTACTACTATTGTAATGTATGATAATTATGATAAAGAATACTATCAATGGGCTTGGTTTCCTAATTATGAAGGAGAAGAATATTTGTTCTTTGATAATGAAAAAGAAATGATTGAATCCTTTATTCGGGTTATGGTGGAAAAAGACCCCGATATGTTAATTGCTTGGTTTGGTAACTTTGCAGATATTCCCGTTTTGCTCAAGCGATGTTGTGCGTTGGGAATTAACCCTTTGCAATTGTCACCTATCGGGCGAGTAGAGGGCATTAAAAAGACCTCTACGGGCTTTGAATACACTAAGGGGAATGAAGGGTTCTCATCTATTCAACAACCCATAGGGGGGCGCATAACCCTCAATTTAGACCATGCTTTTGAAAGACAATGGAATGATTCACAACGAGGAAGTTTGCCTTCTTTGGCTTTAGATTATGTTGCGTCTTTGTTGTTTGAAGAAGGAAAACACCATGAATCTAAATTCACCGACCCTAACGAATTTTATCGTAGGGCATGGTTGGAAGATACAAAGAATTATCTTGACTACGCATTAAAAGATGTGGAACTTTTGGTTAGAATTGATGAAAGTAACTTTTGTAGTGAAGCAATTATTTCACTTCAGCGATTACTAAAAGCCCCATTTGATGCCTGTTTCTTTGCTTCTCATATGGGTTCAATTTATTTTATGAGAAACGCTTGGTGGAAAGCACCAACAGGAAAGAAAGTTGAAAAAAGACAAGAATATGAAGGTGCTATGATTTACGACCCACTAAGCGAAGGAACCAATGGTTTGCACCTTAATGTAGCCGCTTTTGATTTTGCTGGTCTATATCCTTCAATGATGATTGC